AGAATAAGACTTGAATTCCCTCAGAAATTTGGTAATACTGTAGAAAAGACGATTAATAAACCTACACAAAACGTTGCTTCTGCAACGCGGAGTGCAAGGGTTGGTCGCAAAAGTGTGAAACTCACACCTTCACAAGTAGCAATCGCTAAAAAATTGCGTGTGCCACTAGAAGAGTATGCAAGACAACTAAAACTCACGGAGGGAGCATAAGCATATGAAACAAGAAACAAAAACTACTTCCCGTGCGAGCCAAACGAGAGAGAAAACAAAACGTAAACAAGTTTGGACTCCACCATCGTACTTAGATACACCCAACGCGCCAGCTGGATTCAGACACAGATGGGTTAGGGTAGAAATCATGGGATTTCTCGACACGAAAAACATACAGGGACGCTTAAGGTCCGGGTATGAGTTAGTAAGAGCCGACGAATTTCCAGGGGATGACTATCCAGAAATATCAGATGGCAAGTATGCCGGGGTGATCGGGCACGGAGGCCTTGTGCTGACAAGGGTACCTAATGAGATCGCGAAGCAGAGATCTGATTACTTTTCCAAATTAGGAATGGATCAGATGGAAGCAGTAGACAACGATTTGATGAAGGAACAGCATAAGAGTATGCCGATCGATATTGATCGACAGTCTCGTACAACCTTCGGTGGTAGGAAACGTTAATTTTTTAACAATTCAACCAACGAAATTTTAATTAACCGTAGACTATGAATAATGGTCTACATTTGGAGAAAACTATGGCTAACCAAAGTACGACGGGTTTCGGTTTGAGACCTTTAAGAAACGTACACCAGGGGGCTCATAACGCCGGTTTAGGCGAATGGAAGATAGCTGCATCAAGTACAGCAATCGACCATCATGACTTAGTTTTATTAGCATCTACAGGATACGTTGTCGTAGGTACGGCAGGCGCTGGAGTTCTTAATGCACTAGGTTCACTAAACGGGACGTTTTATACTGATCCCACTACAAGTAAGCCAACATGGTCCAACTGGGCACCTAGTAACGCCGCAACAGACATGATTGCTCTTGTCAATGACAATCCGCAAACAATGTTTGAAATGCGTACAACACTAACATCGCTGACGCAGGCGAATGTAGGAAATACTGCACCAATCGTAGACAATGCTGGTTCTGGAGCACCGAATTATATTTCGGGTTTCACAATCGGCGCTGTAACGACTACTGTGGTAAATCAGGTGAAGTTACTGGGAATATCTAGAGATTTAGACAATCAGGATGTATCCGTAAGCGGAAGCGTATGGAGAGTTATGATGTGTAATCACATTCTAGGTAGCAACTCAATTGGAATATAATAGGAGCATAAAACATGGCAATATCACGTAATCAGCTAGTTAAAGAACTAGAACCAGGTTTAAATGCACTATTTGGCCTGGAGTACAAACAATACGAAAATCAGTCGGCAGAAATTTATACGACTGAGTCATCTGACAGAGCTTTTGAAGAAGAAGTTATGTTGTCAGGTTTCGCTAACGCATTAGTAAAACCAGAAGGTTCTGGGGTTGCTTTTGACCAAGCGCAAGAAACTTTCACAGCAAGATACACTAACGAGACAATTGCTCTCGCTTTTGCTATCACTGAGGAAGCTATTGAAGATAACCTGTACGATAAACTTTCTTCTCGTTACACAAAAGCATTGGCAAGATCAATGGCAAACACTAAACAAGTAAAATCAGTATTTCCTCTGATTCAAGGGTTACCTACTACAGATAACTATGATTCAGGCGACTCGGTTTCATTGTTTAGCACTGCACACCCAACGATAGCAGGAGTATTTTCTAATACTCTTACTACGCAATCGGATTTAAACGAAACTTCATTAGAGCAAGCATTAATTGACATTGCTGCGCTTACTGATGAACGTGGTTTAAAAATCGCTGCAAAAGGTGTGAAGATGATTGTCCCATCTGCTAATCAGTTCACTGCTGAGAGATTGATGAAATCTCAAGGTAGAGTAGGAACTGCTGACAATGATATCAATGCAGTCAAATCTATGGGTATGATTCCTCAAGGATATCGAGTGAATAACTACCTGACAGATTCTGATTCTTGGTATATTACGACAGATGTACCGAATGGTATGAAACACTTTGACAGAGCTCCTCTTACTACTAAGATGGAAGGGGACTTTGACACTGGCAACGTAAGATACAAAGCTAGAGCAAGATACGTTTTTGGCGTATCTGACCCTAGAGGTATTTACGGTGTTGAAGGTGCGTAATACTTAAAGAAAATTAATGGGGCGGCCTCAAAACCGCCCTATTTACTTTATAAAGATAGAAATTCACTATGAAAAACTTCAGAATTCAAATCCGATATCAGGGTTATTATGCTGACTTTAATGTTTCAGCAGAGGATACCGCTGTTGGTATTGAGAATTCTATCCTTGACAAACTGGGAAAAAATGAGGTAAAGTTCGAGAAAGATGGATTTACGAGGAAAAACCGTAAATGGATAACCTATGAGGAGGTTACAAATGACCGAAGACCTGTACACACAAAAGAGGTCCTTGGAGTTAGAGTGGCAGCAGGAGCACCTGAAGGAGGGCAGATATAATATTAATATGTCTTATATTGATAAAAAAATTCAGGAAGTTGTTAAAGAGATTATTGCTCGAGAGTTTGAAGACGCTACTCGTCTTGAACAAATTAAAGACGCCAAGCCCGAAGTTTCGATAGCCACTTAAGCGCTATCAAAAATCATACATTTCTGTAGGGATCCCTTGCGCTGGACGCAAATCTGCGCTATATCTAAATCAGTATACAATTATTTAATGAATCTAGACGAGTATACTCGACGGCCTAGAGACTAGATTCACACACTAGGAGGATTATAATCATGGCAACAACATTGTTTAGAGGCCCTATTTTGCACGGGAAGAAAAACGAAGCAGGAGTAACTGGATACAACATAGAACAGAAGGATTCCAATTACACTGTCGTTATTAATAACGGTGATTCTGGAAAAACACTCTTATCAAACACTAAGGATGTAGTATTCACACTACCTTCAATTGCTGTTGGGAATGTATATACATTTGTAAATACAGGAGCAGATGGTCAAAACAATTTGACTATCAGTCCTGCTGCAGCTGATGGTATTCTGTACTTAGGAGGATTAGTAGACGATAAAGATCTTGTTAATACTCTAGCTACATCAAAAGTTGGAGACTATGTTACCATTGCATCTTTGAACTCAATTGTCTTTTGGACAGTTGTAGATGTTCAAGGTGTTTGGGCTAAAGAGGCTTAATAGATAAACTGTGAGCTCCTTCGGGAGCTCACGACTAAGGAGAATAAATGCAAACAGATGTAAAACAAACCATTGCGGTCACTGCAACAGCACAACTTCAAAAGTATATTAAAACAGTTGCAACTAATATTACTAAAGCCAGAATCATGGCAATTAGTGCACAAGCTAGTGCTGCTGATGCAAGTGTAAAAATTTATAATTCAGTTACGGGTACCACAGCTAGTGATCTAGTTGCTGAACTTAAATTTGGAACAGCTGATGGGGAGTGGACTCACTTCTATGTTCCTGGTCAAGGAATTTATTGTGATACTGGCATGTATGCAGTTCTATCAGGATGTGATTTTTTAGTAGTTACTGGAACATTTACATAAGAAGGGGGTAACGTATGGCGAATACTACTTCCGGAACAGCAACGTTCGGTAAGAATTTTTCAATTGATGAAATCATTGAGGAAGCTTACGAAAGATGTGGAGTACGTGGAGTGGCTGGTTACCAGTTAAAAACGGCCAGACGATCTTTAAACATTCTTTTTCAAGAATGGTCTAATCGAGGTTTACATTTTTGGGAAGTCGCGGAAACGAATGTGACGTTAGTTGCTGCGCAAGCTATTTATATTTTGTATCGATCTACAGCAGACGGAACAAGTGATGCCGGTGTAACGAATGCCGGTGTAGCTGAAAGTATTTACGGAGCAGAAGACATTCTTCAAATGTCTTACAGAACGAGTCAAGGAACAACCTCTCAAGCTGATACCCCATTAACTAAAATTGATAGAGCTAGTTATGCTGCTAATACAAATCGATTAGCGCAAGGACAACCCTCAGAATACTGGGTTCAACGATTTATTGATAAAGTTACAATTACTTTATACATTACCCCTAGTTCAACACAGGCAGGAAATTATATACATTTTTGGTATTTAAATAGAATTCAAGATACAGGAGATTTTTTTAATGCAGCGGATGTTCCCTATAATTATATTCCCGCTATGTGTTCAGGTTTAGCATATTATTTAAGTTTAAAATATGCACCGGAGAGAACAGACCCATTAAAATTATTATACGAAGACGAATTAGTCAGAGCGGAGGCAGCGGATGGATCTTCGGCAAGTACCTTTATCACGCCGAAAACATACTATCCTAATATTTAATTATGGCACGATATTCACAAGGGAAATATGCACTGGCAGTTTCCGACATTAGTGGACAATCCTTTCCATGGAATGAAATGGTTACTCAATGGAATGGATTGTTTGTACATTATTCTGAATTTGAATCTAAACAACCTCAATTAAATCCTTATCCTCATCAAGCAGATCCTACCGCGCTTGGTAAAGTAAGAGTTCAACAACCGCCTCCAGATGCATTACGTTGGTTGGGATATGATCCTTTTCAAACTTATGCTGCTGCTTCTGGAATTATAAATGTTCAACAAACAGATCATCAAAGAACGTATGGAGAAACCGTCAGATTTAGAGGGTCTCCTACGACGGGAGGAACTACAGGTACATTGGACGATGGAGTATTTATATTTCAAGATATTCCTACGATAGATGGAATTACAGGAGCTAAAATATGTTTAGCTGCAGGTTATACAATTAAGCCTGGATATCTTTATGCCAACACTTCGACTCTTAATGGAGGAATTACTGCCGCGACAACAACGGTTCTTTTAGCAAGTGCAGTACAGTTTACAGGAGTAGCCACTGGAACTGTGGAACCTACAGCAACTAATCCTGTTGGAACACCAACATGGGGAGTTTTAATTGATACTGAAATTTTAAGTTACACGGGAACGAGTGGAAATAATTTAACAGGAGTAACACGAGGAGCTTTTGGTTCTACAGCAGCTACTCATAATACAGGAGCAACAGTTCAATTGTTGAAAACTCCAGCGAATTATTATCACTTTACCGTTAACACAGATACTGCTACAACTGGAGGAATAAAGTTTGGAGGATACAGTGTATCTTCTGGACCCGTTACACTAAAAGCGATA